TCAGGATTTCGCCCAGACATTAGCCTGGAGGTGGGTGACGATCAGGTGAGTCACCGTGTCCTGCCGCACCTGCCGCACCTGCCTCACCTGTGCCGCACCTGCCGCACCTGCCGCACCTGCCGCACCATCCGCCCCATCCGCACCGTCCGAACCTGCAGCTCCAGTTGGCCCCGTCGGGCCTGTAGGGCCTGTAGGGCCTGAGTCTGGGCTAGAAAAAGAGAGAGTGCCACTGCCGTCAGTGACAATCATGTCGCCACTGTTGCCGTCAGCAATAGGATACGTCAGTCCCTTCAGGGTTGCCGTGCCACTCGACGTCAAGTTACCTGTGTGTGTGATGTTCCCAGACATTATGAACACCAACGAGCCAGTCAAGGACAGGATCTGTGTGGCTGTTACGTTGAACTGCTGGAGCGAGTCAATGAACGCATCATCTGCAGAACTGATCCGAAGATCATTCAAAGACATCAGCCCGTAGGGGGCGATCTTTACAAACTTCTCCTGTTCTAGATTCCAAAACAGAGTGGCATTGACTTCACCATCTTGTCGCGTCATCTCCACGTCTTCGGTGGCCATATAGATACCTCCATAAGCCACAGCAGTGTGGGCCACGAGATCATTCTCTTTGACGTAGAAGACACCGCTTCCGACAAGCTCACCAGTGCCATTGCCATCTAGTAAGACACCATGATACTTGCTCTGTACCTGCCACTCCGTATCATAGTCGGTGGTACTGGACTTGATGAGCAAGGCTCGTTCCGCTCCCCCAGCAGGTACACCTGGACCAGTCGGACCTGTAGGGCCAGTAGGGCCTGTGGGGCCTGTGGGGCCTGTCAGGGCCGTGTTGACGACAGACATTTGTGCCGTGTCTGGGACGGACAGAGTTAGTTGCGTCCCGCCAGTAACTGTGATCTCTGTTGCCATCAGGAGCTCTTTGAGATGTCTTCCTTCACTGTAAAACGCCCCTCCAAAAGAGTCTTGTGGATGTCACCCGTATCTCTAGGCTTTACATACTGGAAGTCGTATCTGTATCTGCCTGCAGGAACTTTGCGCATGTCTTGATCAGACAAAAACACAGTGACATTACCGTTGTCATCAATATCCCTGAACGTGAAGTTGCACTGAGCTTTAGCCCCCAGCTCCGAGCTACCGATGATCAGGGCCCTGTCCTCTCCATCCGAAGTGGAGTATGACGGGGTACCTCTACGCGAACTATTTGAAGAAGACGCTCCCCTCACCTGGAGAATGAACTTGTACTTATCCGTAACCAAGGGGAGTGCAGTACCAGATGAGTCTTTCAAAGTCAGGATCAACTCGAAGGTGTCTCCCTTGCGGCAAGTAATGTCCAGCTTTTCTGCTACGTCTAGATTGACTTTGGCCATATCAAATGATTTGTGAGAGGTCTATTCTATTTTCTTCTTCCAGCTCCGTGCGCTTTCCCTGTCTCTGGGAAATGAGCTTGCTCTGCTCGACGGCTTGCTGCTTGACTCTGTCGTCTTTTCTGTTGTCCTTCTGGTTCTCAATAGCCTTTCTGTTCTGGAACTCCATCTGAGTACCCTGGCCATGGACCTGCATCTTGAGCTGCGTCAACTCCATCTCCATTTGATGCTTGACCTTAGCGATTTCCACGTCAGCCATAGCCTTTGCCTGAATCAACTGCGCTTCAGTTTGAGCCTTTAGCTGGATCTCTTGGGCCTTAGACTGAGCCTTAATCTGCTCGGCCTGCTGGGCCTGCTGGGCCTGCATCTGCTGCATCTGCATCTGCTGCTGTTGAACTTTGTCCATACGCTTGCGCCGACGGAGGATCAATAGTCGCTCGGCCTGATTGATGTCTTTTAGATTGCGGATCGCAATCGCGTCCTCGAGGTCTATCTCTTTCTGGTTCAAAGACATCTGGATGTTTTGCTCCAGGTACGCCTTGTCCTTATCTTCCATGTCCCGCATCACATGAACACCGAAGTTGTACATAGGCAAGTCAGAGAAGGTCTGCAACACAGACATGTTGGCCTCTCCGATAGCGTTTCTGTAAGCCTTGTGAATCAGAGAGTCCGCTGGCAAGATCTGAACGCACTTCACTACGTCTTGACACACAGCCTTGAACAAGACCATGGACGCATTCGTAATGTCATACGTGGCGTTGTTACTGGCCGCAATGGCCTGCTGCTGAACCCCGACCAACGCATCGCTCTTTGGAGTAGAAGCATCGACAGCCTCGTTGATACCAGTGGTATCACGGATCATGCGCAGGTAATGGTTGTACAGTCCGATCAACTCATTGATGTTGCGGATGCTGTTCCCGATCTCTCGGACAGGCGGATTTTGGAACCCACCCTCTGGGTTCTTGCTCCTGTAGTAGAAGACACCCGTCTGCTCGTAGATGTCGTGAAGATCCAGAGGCTGAAGCTCACCCCCTTTACCCAACTGGACGTTCTCCAATCCTTCGATGTCGATGACCAAGCCATCAGGCTTCGCCTTGGCAATGGCCTGCTGAATCTTCAAGTGGGTAAGCTGCAGCATATCGGCAAAGCCGACGCAGCTGTCCACCATGGACTTGGGCATGTTGGCCACCATATTGGTAGCCACCACAGAGTAAGACATGCGAGCACGAGAGATATCGTGCATGTTCTTCGGGACGTTGGTCTTCAGCCCATAGTTAATCAGGTGATCCGTGCCGAGGATGTAAGTCCCAGCGTACACCACCTCAATCTCCATCTTGTGGGGGGTGCGATCGTAGACACTACCCTTCTTCTCTTTGTACTCAAACCCCTCGTAAAAGAAGTTGGTGTTCCCGTACTGGTTCTGCTTCTCTTCGAAGTACATGCAGTCGACGGACATGAACTCAAAGTCCAAAACCTCGACTACATAGTTGCTGAAGTTCTCTTTCTGCAGACCCCCACTAGAGTAAGGGTGGTTGGGGTACTTGTTCGACGTAGAACGTCTGGCCTTCTTGGCCAGCTTCTTCATGTCCTCGTCGGTCAAGGCGTCACCAGCCAGACGCTTGAGCTCATCCAAAGTGACCTCGCGAACATGACCAGCATAGGTGATGTCCTCGAAATTTGGGTCTTCAGTGTAGCTGTGGATGAAATGGATAGGATCCACATAGTCCAGCTTGATTCCGTAGTTAGGGTCGTTGCTCCGCTTTACAACCGCCATGCCCAGGGACGTCAAGTCGTTGATGCATCGGCGATAGGTGTTGTCCTCAAAGTTGTTCCACTGCAGCGTAGTGTCAGTGGCAATCTGAGCAGCGATCTCTGCATCGGTCTTGAGGTTGGTATCCATCAAGATCTCTGCCTCCTCTAGCGTCTCAGGAATCTGCTCAGCTGGCATATCCAGGACGGGAGCCCCCATCTTCTCCTCCAGGGCCATCATCTGTGGACGCGCCTGGACCTTGTTCTTCATAATGTTCTTCTCCCTGTCCTTCTCGCTAGACGACAAGGGATCTACCGCCTCCACATTGGGATGCATGTTGCGGGAAAGGATCTTGTTGACTACAACCCTAACGAACTTCGGGAGGACTGGAACTGGAGTGTAGTCCAAGTTCATCAAGCTACCATCACCGTTGTTCGGGTTGTTGGTGTTTAGGAGTTGCTTATAGATAGCAGTGTCTTGCGTCCCGTTCGCATAGTCTCTGTTCCTAGCAAAGATGTTCTTCCTGCCCCCGTATGTACTTGTATTATCCTGAGTATTCCCCCACTGCCCCTCAATAGCTTTTGCGTACTTTAGTCCATAGCTTTTCTGGAGCTTCTCCTCTTGCGACACGAGCGGATCGGGAAATCCGCCTGGATCACCTGGCTTCGTGTTGTACATGTGGGGTATCGTTAATACCCACAAATATAATAAAGTTAGCCCCTGACTTTATATCGCCTAAAGAAGCGCCTTTCGCTAAAGTCTGTAGGTGGTGTAGGCGGCTTTACTTTTTGTGCTGCAAGCAACGCCAGACCAGAACTAATTGTCAAGTCAAACTTAGTTCTGTTGTTGATGTCGTAGGAGATCCAGTCCTCCATAGTGGAGTTGAAATACATCTGCCCCATCTCTCCAGTATCCCTGTTGATGCCTACATGCTCGTGGATGTACGCCTCGATAGCCTGAGCGTGAGACTGGATGACATCCAGCGAGTTCGACGGTATCCCCTTGGTCTTGACCTTGACCGCACCGCTACCAGAAAGCAGATGCTTCGGGCGATCCATAAGATAGCCATCGTACCCGCGCTGCTCGAAGTACCTAGCGATCCCGTACTTGTTGTTCTCGATTAGGATCGGGTACCCGTAAAAGACCGCCGCCATAAGGACGTCTTCGTAAAAGATCGAAGCCAATGGCGGACGGGAAGCGTACTCAAGAACAAACATGTTAGCAGGTACTTCCATATTGAACTTGTTGTACAGATGGAGCGCACCCTTGGATCCTCTGCCATCCACAGTAGCATCGAGATCGTAGCTATCCACGCCGCCACAACCAAGATGTACGTGAGGTGGGACTCGTTTGCTTTTTTCATAGGACTTGACATTACGAAGTGCTGGAGGTGGCATCCACGCCACTTTGAACCTGCCGTTGGGGTCGGGAGTAAAGACAACCTCACTGTCCTCTACACCCCCCTTCCAAGAGAACTGACCTGATACTACTGGGTTGGGGTAGAGAGCATCGTTGTGTTCTACCTGCTCGTAGATCTGACCGATGTTGAAGAGCGTAGACTCAATGCTATCTCTGAAAGCCTCGTCCTCCGTGAATGGGAACTGACGTACCGTCTCGTTAAGCTCAGAGGCATCGTGCCGTAAGCTATCTCGTTCGTTCTTCAAGAACGTCTTGGCACCCATGTGGATCATCTCCCCATCGATACCCTCAATCATTTCTTCAGGGTCTTCGACTACAGCCCTACCGTACTTATCGAAGAAGCCTTCGAGGGAGTCATAGGCAGGTATGAAAAGCCTGTAGAGACCAGACCTGGTCCTACCATTCTTGTTCCTCTCCCCAGGATTCGAATCCGCCCAGAGGTCCTTGTACTCTCTTCCCCCTTTTCCCATAGGGTTTACGGTGCTTCCGACCATGGCCTTTCCCACGACCTTCCGACCGACGATCAAACACGTCCTCTGGATCCTCCAGGCTTCTCGTATGTCTGTTGGTTTTTCCCATTTCCCTGCCTCATCTAAATACAGTAGATGCAGCTTCTCCCCGTCATAGGCGTTGTTGGTCGTGTTCTTCCAGTTGATCACCGTATTCAAAGCGTCCCCTACCTGGGCCGTCTTGTTCTTCTTCGTGATCTTCTTTGACGGCTCACGGAAAGCAAGCTCCATCCGAGGGTTAGTGGTACCGTCCTGGATGGGCTTGAAGAAGAAGGGATACTTACGAAACATGGCGACCACCTTCTTCATGAAGATGTTCTCCTGTGCGTCTTTACCCGTCTTGCTCTGTATCCCGAGGAGCTTGTCCTTTACCTGTGTAGCCTCGTCAACGATGACTGAAGAGCAGATGTTCGTGTATCCAGATCTACGACATTTAGTATACAGCTGTCCTATGCAACGAGGGTCCGCCTCACACGCTGCTAAATGTAAGAAGATATCTCTTTGGAATTCAAGGTAGTAAGGGGCTCCAACGTCGAGCACTCCCCACTGCAACATCATGTAGTGACGACCCGTGATGTATGTAGCATCACCTCGATTATAGAACCAAACGCCCTCACGCCGACGCCTAAACTCCTCCTCGATATATGGACGAAACTTTTCTCTGAACTCCCTCGGCATCTCCGCCCACTCATCCATAGAACGTACACGCGATAGCTCCTGGGGTAGATCAGTTCTCCTCCAACACTGATCCGCAACGGCCAGATCATGGAAGAGAATGTCTCTGACTTTAGGGGCCTTGGGAAGGACAATGAGAACCCCACCGATTTCAATGTGGTCGCCCACCGTACCGTTGGGACAGATAACGACACCCTTCTCTTCATATCCCTTGACCTCTACTAACATCAATTAAATACTCCTCTCAAATATAAGTCGAAGCTCGGGTGCCTGTGGCGGAGCACGTCTTTCGACTCATACCTGGGGTAGTGCGACCTGTTCATGTACGACTGGTAACTGTGGATGTTGACGGAGTTCTTGATGTCTAGGCAGTCCTCTTCATCGTGGGTCACAAGCTCTATGATGTCCTTACCCCACTTATCAGTCATGGCATCGAGGATCTTACCGTCGAAGTTAAACGTCTGCTCACGATCATAGACAGTCAGAGGGTTAACGGAGTTCCGTATAGAATGCGTCAAGAAGAACTGGCCGCTGCTGATCAAGTAATGATCTCGAGGGCGAAAGACACAAGTCTCTTTCTGTGTATCAGCACTCACGATGACACAGTTGTTTGTACCAAATGTTGCTACCTTCTTGCCCCACAAAACCTCATTACACTCAGCGAGGTACCCTGCGCTGTGGACGTTGTTACTACCCCACCAGGCTATGTAGTCGCACTGAGCTTGGACCGCACGGAGCCAAGCGTAAGAGAACTTGTCTGCTATGGGCTTGTTGGCAAACATCTCGTGCCTAACGCCAACCTCGTGGCAGAAACTGGCTATGTTGTAAGAGTCCCCGATAACCAGGCCCTGAACGGAATGCCCCTCCTTACGAAGGAACTGCATGGCACAAACCATATCGTCAATGGACATCTTGGTTAGTGCTGGCCTATCGTGATAGACCATAAAGAAACATATGCTCCTCATCGGATTACGCTGACGTGACCGTTAATGATGTAACTGTCTGGGAACCCAATGCACTCTAGCCTGTAGACGTAAACGTCACTAGGCACATAGTATTCCTCCCCGCCAAGCCAAACATCGTCTGGATCTGTGCTGTCCCAGACCACCTGACCCGATCGAGAATACACCATCAGGTGCCAGTTCTGCCAACACGTCGCATCTGTCTGTGCTCCCCATACATCGTTTACGCCGTCGTTGTCTGGGGTGAAGGAGTTAGGTATATATATCGGGCAGTCTGGTAGGGGCTCTACACAGGGGAGCCCAGTAGCACAGTCTACATCAATTAAGTCGTACTCGTAAGTATATAGTGTATCTGTTTCATACACTGTCCAGTACACTGTATCGTACTCAGTGACGTAAATCTCCTCGGTCAAGAACACGGTATCCGTCAAGTAGATGTAAGTCGTGTCGTAGAAGTACCAGTTGACAGCAACAGGAATGGTATCGTACTCTACAATTGTATCGTACTCAGTTACATACACCGTGTCTGGAGGCAGCTCGATGTACACCGTGTCTGGAGGCAGCTCGATGTACACCGTGTCTACGATAACCTCTGGGAGGGGAACCCCGCACTCCCCCACGATCAGCCAGTTGTCAAGGAAGTTGGCATCCTCGTACAGTCCCGTACCGTAGCTAGTTCCATCACCGTTAGCGCCGACCTCAGCCCATCCGCCATCCTCAGCATACATCGTCGGACCATAGCTAATCTGCCAGATGACAGCTTGGATGCTGTACCCCTCCCCCGACCAGTACGTCAGGCAGTCGAAGAGCTGGAAGAACATCGTCCCGCTCGTCTCCTGATAGACGTTGTCCAGAGGGAACGTGATAGTATCACCCGTATAGTACGGTGGGTCGAGCTCGGGACCGTAGTCGTTGGTCCAGTTCGTGGGACTTTCTGTAGTTGTAGCGGAGTAGAGCCAACCAGGATGGTTGTTATCCCCTGGGATAGACAGTCCAGTAGGGAAGTCCCAACCTATGTTCATGGCGTTACAATCAGCATCAATAGCTTGGAACCCAAACTGGATCTCAGATATACCATCTGGACCACCCTCGCCGCCACAGTTCTCAGTATTGTTGAACGCCACAGTTACCGTCCCGTCCACCAAGTCAAAGTCCAACAGCTCCAGGTCGCACTGGCTGTAGGGGCGCATGGGGATCAGTAGCAATAAGTACACCCAGTGGGGCTTGAACCCACGACCTTGACCGTATAAGGATCCTGCTCTAACCATCTGAGCTATGGGTGCTGGGGTCTTGCATAAAGGCACACGCCCTCATGAAGTCCAAGTCTATAATGATCGGGGTCTTGGGTCCGACGTAGGCACAGATCACATTGAAGTCCAAGAACTCCATAGTCTCTTCCTCCGTCATACCGTCGCGATCCTGTAGAATTCGCTTCATCTTGTTGATGTCGTAGACTGCCCTGGGCTCAATGCCACAGCTGATCCCAACTAAGGCCATGTCAAATCCGTCGGCGAGCAGGCACTCTTCTTCCTGTAGGGACTCCATAAGCTGGTCCCAGTCTGCTGAAGTAAAACTCATTTAGAAAACTTTTCTGCGAAGCCGCCTTTGTAATCCTTGTCGTCTGCGACGGCCCCACCTAAAGTAAGGTCCTTCAACATCTGTTCAAGGCGCTGTCTTTCAACAAGCAATTCTTTACAATCGATAGCAGTCTGCTTAATAGACTGCAACTCAGCCTTCCTGGCACTACCATTGATCTCAGAGTCCACTGGCTTCTTGATCTCCTCGATCATATTGTTGATCGCTACCTCCATAGACGCCATAAGACGTTGAGCCGCATCAATTGTGGTGAACTTTTTTCTGGACATAAAGCAAGTCTTCTGTTCGCACACGATACATCGTCATATCGTCAACCTTGAAGTCATATCGCCTCTTACTAGGAAACACAACAACATCGTCTTTCTCGATACCTAATTGCTCATGCGTGCTGTTCACATACGCCAACACCCCACGATCTGGATCTGGTTCTTTTAGACGAACCTCTTCCCAAAGCTGAGTGTGATCTACTAATTCTTCTTTGTGGGGACGCAAAATGGACCACATGGACAACGGTATGATTTCGTCATCTCCTTGCGGGGTGTACGCAAAAGCGTGGCAATTGATCGTCACTTCAGGGTCATAGCTAACCAAGTACTCCCCCTCCCTATCTGCAAAGGGCATACCGCCGTTGATCACTACCAAGTGATGGAAGTACAGAGTGTCCCCCACCTGAACAGGTGTGTCATACTTATGTGGTGTTGAAACCACCTCACCGCAGCAGACCCTGTGCTCAAACTCATTGAACTTAGTCTCCATGTAGATGTTCTGATCACCCAATTTGATCTCGTCTTGCAGTCGTTGAGGCAACCGCACTACGAAGTAGTAAAGAAGATTCATGCTCAGAAGTTACAATCAAACTCTACTATGCACGGCATATCCTCGATAGCCTTCCATAAGGCCTGAGTACCATCAGTCTCCTGATAGATAAGGTACCTCACCTTGCCATATCGATGTAGATGCTCGTCGTCAGGGACGATAGCACAAACTTCTCCTGCGCCTGCACGCATACCGATATAGTATGCCATGGCGTTCTTCGGGTCTCGCCCGATAATAATTTTACGTATGAGTCCAGTCATCAGTTTAAAGATGGGTCAATCCCATCCAAACTGTCAAGCAGGTCTTTGTACCAGTTTTCAGACTCCCACTCCAAATCCTCCTCTGGCGGGAAGAGATAGGAGAAACGCAAGAAGTCAAAGGCCTCGTCAAGGAGTTCTTCGTTGTCTACATCGAGACTGAAGATTGCCTTCAAGATGGGTTCATTAAATTCATCTGTGGAGATCATGCCCGTCAGCATGATGTTGACTACCTCCCCTCTCATGTCATACTTTTCTATCAGCATATCCACGATACGGTGTACCTTTTGAATTTCCAGAAGAAACCGATCGCGCTTTGATAGTTCAGCCATGAAGAGGTCTATGAAGAAGATGTTTCGGGAGAGTTCCCGTCTACCTCAAAGATACTTAAATAAGAACCACCTCAAGTCCCTGAGGTCCAGTCTACTAAAGGCTCAGGACAAATACGAACTATATCAAAAAGAAATATTTTTCCTGCTGTGGGCCTACGACCTAGAGTTCTGGACTCTGAAGTACGCATCAGAAGAATACGGGATGAACCAGAAGAAGCTCGGAGATAGGATCGTCTACCCCCTCATGAAAGAGGGTTACATCCACAAGTACTTCGACAAGCTAACCCCATCCCAAACTAGAGAGGACCACCTCTTCAGAGAAGAGACAAAGTTCAATTACAGAGTGAGGTATGCATTAACTCAGAAAGGAAGACTGATGGTACAGAGGTTCTACAGGAGCCTCAGTCCTCAGTAAACTCTTACCTCCGCAAGGTAGAACTCATCTGCGTTTTTCATTGTCCCAGCGCCCGCGTCATCTACAAAAACTAGAAGGTTGTTGTTTGAATTACCTACGGTCACCGTTCCTGTAACGGTGTTCCACTCCCCCAAGTTTGAATTAGAATTAGTTAGTTTGTTTGCGTCAGCTTGGGCTCCGAGATAACCGATGGTTGAGGACGACGTAGAGTCGCCCACGTTGGCTGTGGGGTAGTAAACAGAAAAGGTGAGGTTTACAGTGTCACCGTCTGTCAGATCAGAAATGCCAGAGGTGGTAACAGCCGCTACATTGTCCGTAGAGACCAAGTCTTTTCCAGCAACAATCTTTACTACGTCCGTTTTGGTCACGGAGTTTTCGTCCGTTTGACTAGCGACAACAGACAGAGTGGAGCCAGTCGTCACACTTTCTGCAAGACTAAACGTGCTTGCCGCTATGTAAGTAACGCC